AGTGGTTCAACTGGTTATTCTGGTACTCCGGGCGGTTCATTCCCAACAAATTCTGCTGTTACTGGCATATCAATTCAAAATGCTGGTGGTGGTGGTTCCCACACACACTCATTCACCGGCACAGCCATCAATCTGGCGGTGCAGTATGTGGATGTGATCTTGGCGACTAAGAACTAATGCAGATCGAGCCAAAACATAACTGCCCACTGGATGGCTTTAATCCCTGCCGGAAGTTGGATTGTGCTTGGTTTATCCAGGTGCGTGGAACCAATCCAAACACGGGCAAGGAAGTGGATGAATGGGCCTGTGCTATGGCGTGGATGCCGGTTCTGATGATTGAGAACAGCCAGCAGCAGCGCCAGACCGGGGCGGCGGTTGAGAGTTTCAGAAATGAGATGGTGCGGGCCAATGAGGCTACTGGTCGTATGTTGTTAGCGGCCAGTGGTCACAAGGTGCTTGAGGGGTAGTTTATGTCTCTTAAAAAGCTCCAATTCACCCCAGGCATCCAGCACGATGGATCACGTTACTCATCGTCTGGCTCTTGGTCTGATGCAGATAAGGTGCGCTTTAGGGCTGGGCAACCAGAGAAAATTGGCGGCTGGCAGCAATCCACCCTTCAGGTGTTTCTTGGTACTTGCCGTAACCTCATGCCGTTCTCTGATCTCACCGGCAACTACTACCTTGGGATTGGCACCAATCTGAAATACTACATCGAGCGTGGTGGTTCGATGTATGACATCACGCCAATTAGAACCACTCTCACTCCAACAAATCCATTCACCACGACAAGTGGCAGCACTACCGTTTTAGTGACGATAGCAAACCATGGTGCTTTTGAGGGTGATTTTGTCACTTTCTCTGGGGCAAGTGCTGTTGGTGGCCTCACTCTAAATGGTGAGTTTCAAATCATCAATGTCATCACATCAGCGACCTTCACGATCACTGCGGCTTCTGCCGCTTCATCGTCGGCTACTGGTGGTGGTTCCGTTACTGCTGTCTTTCAGATCAACACGGGCCTAGACACCACTCTTTATGCGAATGGTTGGGGTGCTGGCACTTGGGGTGGCATTCTGTCTGGAACCAGCGTCACGTTCACTGGCTCTATCTCAGGCACAACCCTTACTGTCAGTGCGGTTGTTTCTGGGACACTGGCTGTTGGGGAGTTGATTACCGGAACTGGCGTTTCTGTTTCGCCTCCAGGATCAAATGCCACTTACATTACTGCCCTTGGCACAGGCACAGGTGGCGTTGGAACTTATACTGTTGGTGTTTCTCAGACGGTATCCTCCACCAGCATGAACGCCATCAGTGGCACGGGATGGGGTGCTGCCTCTAACACTCAGGTTGCTGGTACTCGTTTGAGGCTTTGGTCCGCTGATAACTTTGGGCAGAACTTTATTATCAATCCCCGTGATGCGGGTATTTACTATTGGGCAAACTCAGGTGGCCTTGGAACTAGGGCTGTCATTTTGTCATCCTTGGCTGGGGCATCTGACGTTCCAGGTGTTGCCCGTCAAATCATTGTGTCTGATTTGGATAGGAAGGTTATTGCCTTTGGGTGTTCTGATATTATTACCGGCGTTCAGGATCGCCTGTTAATTCGCTGGTCTGATACGGAAAACCCGGCTGATTGGACCCCAACTGAAACCAACTCTGCTGGCGGTATTCGTATTCCAACTGGTTCTGAGTTCATTTCTGCCGTTGAAACCAAACAAGAGATACTTGTTTGGAGCGATGATTCAGTTCACTCGCTCCGGTATGTTGGTCCTCCGTTCGAGTATTCGATTGTCCGTATTGGCATGACATCTCTCGTGGCACCTAATGCCGTGGTGTCTGCCAACGACATTGTGTTTTGGATGGGTCAGAATGGGTTCTTCCAGTGGGATGGCCGTCTGTTTGGCTTGCCATGCTCAGTGAAGGACTTTGTTTTCAATGACATCAACCTGAACCAAGCGGAGAAAATAACCTCTGGCAGTAACATGTCATACAATGAGGTTTGGTGGTTCTACCCAACTGCCGACTCAAGTGAGAACAATAGGTATGTGCTGTACAATTACAACGAAAAGGTTTGGAGTGTAGGCACTATTGTTCGCACTGCCTGGATTGATCGTGGAATTGAGGATTTCCCCCGTGCTGCATCTGTGGACGGGTATGTCTATTTCCATGAGATTGGGCAGGATGATGGTTCGACTAATCCCTATTCTCCTATTGAGGCGTATGTTGAGAGTGCGCCGGTTGAGATTGGTGAGGGGGAGCAGTTTGGCTTTGCTTGGCGTATGATCCCTGACTTGACCTTCAGGAATAGCAGTGCTGCCAACCCAACCGTGAACTTTATTCTTGAGGCTCAGGATTATACTGGGCAGGATTTCACGCAGGCTCAGAACAACAACACTACCAGGACTGCCACGTTTCCCGTGGAACAATTCACCAATCAGACGTACTTCCGCCTTCGTGGTCGTATGATGAGTTTGAGGGTGGAGAGTGAGAAGCTTGGTGTGGCTTGGCGTCTTGGTGTTCCCCGTGTTGATATTCGTTCGGATGGCCGCAGATGAGGCTGGGTCGTACACGTCTTCCGCTTCCTATTGATGATTGGGATAGGGTCTGGGGTGACCAGCTTATCCGGGCGATTGACCAGAACTTTGATTCTGCTTTTGCCAACATTCAAAATTCCGCCGCCACGACTGGGTATTACGGGTCTTTCTATGACACGACTACTCAGAGTGCTGCTGCGATTAACACTCCGTATGCGATGACATTCAACAGCACTGCGGAGTCAAACCAAATAGCCGTGACGAATAACTCACGCATCACGTTCAAGAACCGTGGAACGTACAATGTTCAGTTCTCGGCACAGTTGGATCAGTCAGCCGGGGCAAGCCACAATATCTTTATTTGGTTTAGGAAGAACGGGACTGACATTGCCGACTCGGCTTCTGTTGTTGCTGTTCAAGGCTCCGCTGCTGAGGTGGTCGCGGCCTGGAACTTTGTCATCACCGTGTTGGGTGGTGATTACATTGAGATCATGTGGGCAGTTAGCAATACAGCGGTGCAGATTATTGCTGCCCCTGCGACAGCCTTCTGTCCTGCCATTCCTTCTGTTATAGCTACAGCAATCGCAATCTGAGGATCATGCCATGCAAGAGGCAGCAAGAGGTCTAGCAAGCTTGGGGCGGTACGGGGATGATACCCTGCTGCATGTGAGCCGTAAGGAGCTTCAGGGTCTTCGGGCTTTGACTGGCAAGGACTTCACGCGCAATCCAGAGACGGGGTTGCCGGAGGCTTTTAGCTGGACATCTTTGATTCCGGTGGCTGCTGGTATTGCCGGGACGGTGCTTAGTGGCGGTAATCCAGTAGTGGGGGCTTTGGCTTCTGGCGCTGCTAGTACGGCTGTTGGCGCTGCTGAGGGCAAATCAACGCAGCAGGCTTTGACCCAGGGCCTTATCAGCGGTGTGACTAGCTATGCTGGTGGGCAGGTTTTGCAAGGCGTTGGGGCCGGTGCTGGTGAGGCTGCTGGGGAAGGGTTTGGGCAAGTAGCGGCTGCTGGCCCCTCTGTGACTGCTCCATCTGTTGCATCAATGCCAACTGAAGCCGCTATGGCATCTTTGCCGTCAACGCCAACTGAATTTACTACGGGGGTTTCTGGTCTTGGCGCAGGTACTGGCGCTTCACCTGGAGACATAGTCGGTCCAGTAGCGCCGACTCAGACATATGGATCAGTGGCGGAAGTTGGGCCAAAGCCACCCACGTTTGGAGAAAGCCTTGGGCAAAGAGCTTCGGCTGCTGGCGATAGGATTTCCAATATTGTCACTGAGCCAAAGCAGGCTCTCGATCAGATTGCTGCCAATGTTAAGAATAGACCATACGATGCACTGATTGCTGCTGGTGGCACCTATGCTCAAGCCATGGATGCCCTGGCTCCCAAGCCGTATCAGTACAAAGACACTTACGATCCAAGCAAGTATCCCGAGCAATTCCCAGGTTCTCCCCGTTCATGGAATGCCCCGCCTGCTGGTTATCAAGCTGGCACTGGTCCTGAGTATCGGTACTTCGCCAAGGGCGGTCTTGCTGATTTGAAATCAGAAGAACGGGGCATGACTGCTAACATTGTGAATGAAGCCAAGGCAGCTTTGTTGGATGAGCATCCCCGCCCCAAGGAGGCTGTTGATCGATTCCGCAATATGTTTGGGGAGGATGCCTTTAATCTTCTTCGTGACAGGGTTGCCGGTGGCCGGGTGCGTGGTGCTGGTGGCGGCATGGATGATCTGATCCCTGGCACCATTGAGGGCCGTCAACAGGTTCGTCTTGCAGACGGCGAGTTCGTCCTACCGGCGGATGTGGTGTCTGGCTTGGGCGATGGCTCTACGGACCAGGGTGTTCGTCGCCTACATGAAATGATGGACAACATTCGCAAGCAAAAGAACGG